AGCAGGTACTAGGAGAGGTATCGTGGACAATGCCACAGCAGTGGGCTACATTGACGCCACATCGGGAGAATTCCAAACAATATCTGTTGCGGAGTCAGTGAGAGATAGTATGCACGAGGTCAAAGTTAATCCAATAACTTTCTTCTCAGGTGCTGGTATCGTGAACTTCGGTAACTTGACCAAGACATCGGCGAGTTCAGCATTGGACAGGATCAACGTATCAAGGTTGGCAGTGTATCTAAGAACACAACTAGACGCAATCGCCAAACCGTTCATCTTCGAACCAAATGATGAGTTAACAAGGAACGAGATCAAACAAGCGATCGAGTCATTCTTGTTAGAACTTGTTGGTCAGAGAGCGTTGTATGACTTCTTAGTAGTGTGTGATGACACCAACAACACACCCACAAGGATAGACAGGAATGAATTGTACGTGGATATCGCGATCGAACCAGTGAAATCGGTTGAGTTCATCTACATACCGTTGAGAATCAAAAACACAGGAGAGATTGCAAATTTAGGGAACTAATTTTGGAATAAATAGATAGGAGAAACAAATGGCAATATCAACTTTATCAAAATTCACAGTACCTTTAGCAAACGATCAGAGCTCGTCATCACAAGGATTGTTGATGCCAAAACTACAGTATCGTTTCAGAGCGATCCTGGAGAACTTTGGAGTATCAACACCGAGGTCAGAACTTACAAAACAAGTTATCGACATCACAAGACCAAACCTGACTTTCGACACAGTGACCCTAGACGTGTATAACTCAAAAGTATACGTTGCGGGCAAACACACCTGGGATCCAATTACGATCAACCTAAGAGACGATGTCAATAATTCAGTGACTAAACTGGTTGGTGAACAGATCCAGAAACAGTTCGACTTCTTCGAACAGTCAAGTGCGGCATCAGGAATCGACTACAAATTCACAGCAAGGATCGAAATGCTTGACGGTGGTAACGGCGCCAGCGCTCCTAATGTTCTTGAAACATTTGAGTTGTACGGTGCATACGTTGAGAACGTGAACTACAACACAATGGCATACGCAACTTCAGATCCAGCAACGATCACTCTATCGGTGAGATACGACAACGCCATCCAGACTCCAACAGGAACTGGAATTGGTACAGCGGTATCTAGAACGATCGGTACCTTAAGTACTGGTGGTTAATACAAATTAAGTTAGCAATTATAAACATCAAAAGCGCCTTTATATGGCGCTTTTTTTGTGACCATAAATACCCATATGCCAAGCATTAACAACTTCTTACAGGGATTCCAGGACGGCCTACCCGGAATGAAAGACTTCCGACACGCATCACGGCTGTACATAGATGACAACTACAAGTTGATGCCGAAACAGAAGTTCCTGTTCCACGTGGTGTTCAACACAGATGAAACCTTATTCTTTAATGGATTCAACACTAACGAAAGGCTTGAACTTAACATGTTGGTGAAAAGTTGTGATTTACCAAAATACAACATGAGCGTGGAAGAAAAAACACAGTACAATAAGAAGATGTATGCGGCCACAAGGATAGCATACGAACCAGTGAACATTACATTCCATGATGATCATGCAGACACGGTGAATGCTTTCTGGAAAAAATATTATGAATATCACATAGCAGACTCTGTTGCTTTGAACTCCGATCTAGCGATATCCAACACTAAGGATGATTACTACGACGGAATTGACAAGAAGAATATAACCAAATTTGGTATGGACACACCTGCACAACGAAAGAAACCATACCTCAAAGGTATTGAAATTTTTGTGCTTCACAAACAGAGATTCACATCAATGACACTAGTGAATCCTGTGATAGGATCATTCAGTCATGACAATCTTGATCAGGCAGATGGTGCTGGCGTTTTGTCAAATACAATGCAGATCCTGTACGAGACCGTAATTTATAAGTCCGGAATTGTAAACAAAAATAACGTACCAGGATTCGCCACCATCCACTACGACAAAGAACCTTCACCATTAACTGTGCTAGGTGGTGGTACAAACAGCATATTTGGACCAGGTGGAGTGGTCGATGGCATAGGTTCAGTAATACGAAACGTTCAGTCTGGAAACATACTGGGTGCCATACTAGCGGCTTCAAACACATACAACAACGCAAAGAAAATTAAAAAATCTGACGTGAAAGAAGAACTCAAAGGCATAGCCAAGGAAGGTATACTGGAAGTGGGCAAACAGGCAGGAACCATAACCAATCCAGTTGGGGCATTCACCGTGGGCACAGCAGTCGCGGCAGGAACAATTTTAGCCTCGGCAAAAAGCAACAATGATCAGACCAACAAGCAAAATACACGTGTGATCTCTAGTCCAAGTCTAGACACGGTGACATATCTAACTGCAGAGGAATCCGCTAACTTAATCAACAACGACCCAATAATTCTTGATGAGGTTGCGGCCGGAATATTTTTCAAAGACATTGGTTCTAGAGACGGAGACACAGTGCCAGAATCAGATATAAGATATGCAGGAGCATCAGACACCGTGAAAAGAGTTTATCGAAACAAGGCAATCACAAACATAAGACAACTAGTAACAGATGGTTATATCAAAATTGATAGGTCTTCTCAGAACGTTTCTATTGCAACAGAGAAAGCGGCATTATAATGGCAGAATTTTACACAAACCTACCTCCAAAAGAAAAAGACGAGTTAGATAAGACAATAGAAAAACTTACCACATCCAACTACGAAACCAACTATCAGTTCAGTGCCGGTGATTACGATAGCACTGTGGGATTCTTCGTCAAGCGTGGATTTTCGAGAACATCAGCAGAATCAACTGCTTATGTAATATTAGCACAATCAAAAATTGACAACATCAGACCACAGGAAATATTAGACAAACTGACCTATGCTGATCCGGCCCTGTTGTCAGAACTGACAACCATAATACTGAACGCCAACAGATACAAGTCCAGCAGACTGGGTGTCAGGCAAACACTAACAACGAAAGAGACCGTATCTAGAAACATCATAGATTAATATCCAAAGGAAACCTATGTATATCAGTCTAAATTTGCCAACTATTGAAACAAAAAAAATCAAATGGAACACTAATAAAATAATTGATAAATCAAGCAAGTCAACAATTAATGTCAATGGAAAATTAGGTTACTGGGCATACTCTGTAGATGATTTTACCTATAAAACACTGCAGGAATTTTTCCCAACAGAAATTATGTTAAATTCGCGTGTGTTGGTGCAGTTCCTTAGATCAACTACGAATGATAATCCGCACAGAGACAGTTATCCATGGACTTTTATGTACATGTTGGATGATGCCAGTGGATACACAACTTTGTATGATGAAAACAAAAAAATTGTATCATCGCATGTTACACATAATAGAAACTGGGCCTTATTTAAATCTTGGAGTTGGCATTCGCCTGCAGGCATCAAGGAAAATAAAATCAGGAAAGCACTTGTGATACGTTTGAAGAAGGATTTCGATCTAAGATTTTTACTGGAGAGCACAAATGTTACCGAGATTCGCTAAGGGGAAGTTTTCGCCCAAGAACGGAGACAAGTATGTTGGTACCAAAACCCCTACTTACAGAAGCAGTTGGGAACACGCATTCATGAGGCTGTGCGACGAACATCCGAACGTGTACCAGTGGGCCAGCGAAAGTATAAAAATTCCATACCGACATCCGTTCACGGGCAAGTACACAGTGTACGTGCCAGACTTCTTCATAGTGTACCAAGACAAGGAAGGCAGGAAACACGCTGAAATGATCGAAGTCAAGCCCATGAGCCAGACCACAATGGAGTCAGCGGGTCGCAGTCTAGCCAAGAAGAAACAGGTAGTGATAAACATGGCCAAGTGGGAGGCGGCCTCCGCGTACGCCAAGCAGAGAAGAATAAAGTTCAGGGTGGTGTCAGAAGAACAATTATTCCACAATGGTAAACGTAAGTAAATAAGACGATGACAAAGAAATTAGAAGACATTTTGAATTTACCAAACGTCAAAGAAGCGTTCAAAGAGGTAGACAAAAAGGAACAAGCAAGAGCTAATCGAGATCAGAACAAAGAAGTGATGAAAAATGTTGATCCACAGACAGCAAAAAATCTACAGAAGAGTTATGCGGAGTTTGACAAGATAGCGGCCGCACTGCCCCAGGTCAAAGGACTGGGTGAACTATCCGATCTAGAGCTAGATAAATTGGCAGTGGAAGCAGAAGAGAGCTATAAAAATCTAATGGACCTAGGTATGAACGTGGACTCACGTTATTCAGGCAGGATTTTTGAAGTCGCCAGCAACTTTCTACGCAATGCTATAGACGCCAAGGGTAGTAAGATAGACAAGAAGCTCAAGATGGTAGAACTACAGCTCAAGAAGATGAAACTGGACAAGGACGGCAACAAAGACGGTGGTCCAATAGAAGAAAGCGACGGATTTGTGATATCAGACCGCAACGAATTGATGAAGAAATTACTCAAAAAAGATTAATGTCATTACCTGAGAATTTTTGTTCTGCTCCTTTTGTTCAACTACAAACTAGCCATTATAATAGATGCGGTCCTTGTCCGCACACCGCAAACCTTTGGCAAGTAAAAGGAACTATAGCAGATAAATGGAAATCAAAAGAACTAGAAAATCTCAGGACAAGTTTCCTGGAGAATAAGCAAAATCCACAATGCAAAAGATGTTGGAAAGAGGAGGAAGCAGGCAAAAAAAGTTTACGCCTAAGACTGTCAGAGCACAAAGGTAGTAAAAATACAAAAAAAATATTTGAAAAATACATAGAAACAAAAAAATATCTCGAGTACCCTAGAGTCTTAACATTAATCCCCGGGAACGAATGCAACTTGGCTTGTCCGTCATGCTCGGGAGGATTTTCTAGTAAATGGAATAGTTTGATCGAAAACGGAAAATATGAGATACAATCAATAGAACCAAATTGGAATCTTTCTGACGCAGACTATCAAGACATAGTCGATAATTCAGAAAAACTGCAGAAAATAGAACTATTTGGAGGTGAACCATTTCTTAACAAACGTAACAGAAAATTGTTAATTGATAAACTTATCGAGAAAGGCACATCTAAAAAAATTACAATCTATTTTAACACAAACGGCACATTGTTTGACGAAAAATACATGAATTTAATTGTAGATAATTTTAAATTTGTGGAAATACGGTTATCAATAGACGGATTACACGATCAATTTGAATACCTGCGTTATGGCGCAAACTTTAAAGAAGTGTGTGAGAACGCTGAAAAATTTAATTCGTTGCCAAACGCAGACTTTGAAGTTATATGTACAATATCTATTTTCAACCTGTTTTCTATTGCTGACATAGATAAGTTTTTCAAAGAACGGAACTGGTCTGTGTTCTACAATATTGCAAGTTTTCCAAATCACCTTTTGTTACATAACCTTCCCGAACCTACAAAAGATCATGTAGATCTAGGACCTGCTTTTAATGATATAAAGAAATACACCATAATGAAACAATGTAATCAAAGCGATTGGGATAAATTTATACGATATACAAAGGAATTAGATCAGAACCGAGGTTTATCCTTCAAAAACACATTTCCAACGCTGTACAATCTAGTCAAAAAACACGGGTATGAATGAACAATAAAGACTAAATATTAGGTATGAGCACATTCACACAGTATCTAGCAGAATCAACCAAGTCGTATGACTATAAAATTAAGATCGTGGGCGCATCCAAAGACATTGATAAAAATGCCTTGGAAACAGCACTCCA